CAAAACCGTCAATCTTCTTGAAAAAGAAGAAAACGCCACAGCACGATTAGCTATTGCCCGCACGCAACAAGCCGAAAAATCATTGATATTCTCTAAAATTCAACAAGACCTTGCACAGATTGAAGCCGACCGCGTAGAAAAATTCCAAGACATCATCACCGGCTTGGAACGTCAAAACGAACTCGACGCGATCAAAGACGAGCGCGTTCGTGCTTTGCGTGAAATCGAGTTTCAAATCCTCGACTACAAAAAACAAGGCTTGATTATTAGCGAAGCTGAGGCCCAGCTTTACCGTGACATGGCCGCCGCCCGCATCAAAGGACCTGGCGCCAAGCGCATGGAAGAGCTGCAAACCAGCATCACCGAACTTACTAACACCGAAAATCTAGCCATCGCTGCCGCTGACAATATCGGCCAAGCCTTTGGCAATGCGTTCCAGGAAATTGTGACTGGTGCGTCCAGCGGCCAAGAAGCGATTGCCAACATGATGAAGAGCATCGGCGAAAACTTCGTCAACATGGCCGCCCAGATCATCGCCCAACAAATCACGATGATGATCCTTGGCACTATCCTCAAAGCCCTCGGCATCGGCTTCAGCAGCGGCGGCGGCGGTGGAGGTAGCGGTAGCAGCCCAGCAGGTGTAAACGTAACGCCGCAAGGAAGTATCGCTCCTATTCCAGGACTTCCGGGAGTACAAGCAGCCAATGGCGCGTACTTCTCCAATGGCATCGCAGCTTTTGCCGATGGTGGCATTGTTAATAGCCCCACGCTGTTCCGTTTTGCCAATGGCGGCACAACACAAACCGGCCTTATGGGCGAAGCTGGCCCAGAAGCCATCATGCCTCTACGTCGCGGCACCGACGGCCGCCTTGGCGTCGATGCCGGCGGCATCCGCGACGTAATGGGCAGCACCCCAGGTGCCGCCAGCGGCACTGTCCTTAATATGAGTTTTGAGACCACCACTATCGGTGGCACTGAGTATGTCAGCCGCGAGCAACTGGAGCAGGCCATGGCTCAAACCCGCCGTCAAGCCGCCCGCGACGGCGCCCAACGCGGCATGTCCATGACCCTGGATCGCATCCAGCAATCTCCTCAAACCCGTAGGCGCATCGGAATCTAATGGCTGACTTCCCCGACATTGCCCCGACTAACCGGTCCTACGAACCAGGCGTCTACCCCCAGCGCAGTTACCGCACATTGTCTGGCGCCGTTGTTCGGCGCAGTTTCGGCAACAGCCCCTTCAACGCCAAGCTGGAACTGGAATTTCAAAACGTAGTTGATACCACTGTCGAAACCATCCTGAATCACTACCGCACACAAACCGCAGCCAATTCCCGATTTCGCGTGCTGACTACCACCAAACCCTTAGCTGGCATGACCTCAGGATTGGCCAATATCGCCTCTGGCTCGATCGACAATCTTCGCTGGGAATATGCCCAGCCGCCCCAAGTCCGTTCCACACGCAGCGGCATCAGCACAGTTTTGGTCTCCTTGCTCGGCGAAATCCGCAATCCGCAGCTTGACGACTAATGACATTCGAGCCCCTCGACATACGAATTGTCCAGTTCATGTACCTACGAACTCGGTCATACAATGCGTCCAGCCAAAGCTATACCTACACAGACCACCGCTACCAAAACTATTTCATCAACACAGTAAAAACTTACGCTGGCTCAAACTTCGAGTTCGCGCCCTTCCGGGCCGAAGGCTCAGTGTTAAACCTGACTGGCGATAACCCCGTCCTGCAAATCCTATTTCCCAACGTCGATTTCAGCGTACAGCTGCTACACAACGGCGACGGCAACCGCCTTAGCCAACTGGAACTAACCACCGTCTGGCTTGACGCCGCTGGCGCGTACACCAACGTGGCCACCACCGAATACTATGTTGGCTTAGGCGCCAGCATCAGCGAAACGACGCTGGAACTGCGTTTTCGCAGCGCCATCGACAGTGCCGCCAATAACTTCCCAGCTCGCACGCTCACAACCACAAATACAGGCCCGCTCCCCCTGGATGCCCAGCTGTCGTTGCAATGAACGATCTCCTCGGACTGACTTACGCCTGGCACCATAGCCCTGCCGACGGCACTGGCAAAACCGACTGCTTCCAGCTGTGTTGTGAAATCCGCCGCCGCCTCGGCCTGTACGACTACGCTCCTGAATTTGCCTGGGTCTACGAGACCTATGCAGAAAACGCATTACCCCGCACCAAAATCGGCCGCTTTCTTCTCCAGCTGGGACATCGCGTTACTGACCTGCGTGACGGCGACCCAGTCCTATTTCCGAGCATTACCAAGCGCGGCGCTCTCGGCACTTTTGTAGAAAACAGTGTCCTTTTGATCGGGCCACGTCAGAATGTAATACGAATCCCGTATTCCCTTGGTACGGGCCATCCATTCCGGTTAGCGCAATGACCCGCAAGCTCCTGCCCTACGAACACGAGCTGGTCGCTGCCCTCGGCATCACCAAAGACGAGTACCTAGAATTTCTAGCCCTCCAGAAAGCCTACGAAGACCCCAAAGAAGGCACCGAACTTGATATTAAAAACGGACCTGGTGTTGTTGCTTTAGTTTTAACCATTGTCGGAACGTTATTTCAAGTTGCGGCAGCACTTTTAGCACCCAAACCTGAAATCCCTGGCATCCCCGGAGGCCGTGGCGCTCAAACACGAGAACAGCGCACATCTCCACGTTTCGGCTTCAACAGCACCCAAGAACTGGCACGTTATGGCGACCCAATCCCGCTGGTCTACACCAACATCGATCACAACTCCGCTGGAGCAGTTCGTATTGCCACCCGGCTTCTGTGGTCCGGCGTAAAAAGCCTTGGCACCAAACAGTTTATCCGGCTACAGATGCTACTCAGCGCCGGCCCGCTGGTACAAGTAAACGCCAACAAAAGTGCGTTCGGCCAAGTCCCGATCCGTGATTTGACTGGCACCAACACTTGGATTTACTTCAACAGTAACGGCACCCAAGCGGTCACTTTCAACAATGCCATCAAAGGTACTGCTTCAAGCGATCCAACTTACACAAACACTAGCGGCACCCCATACGCAGTCGAAACTTCTCTTACGTCTAACAGTAAATCCAGTGGGTTTTCGCACGCTTATACCCCGACCAGCGCAAACAAGTTTGGCATCTATTCACCGGTACCGATCAATGTTTTTGTCTATGCCCGAGTCGACAGCGGTGCCCGTACCCGCGCTCCTCTGGGTATCGCCATTAGCGATCTAACCGGCTACGCAGGCAACGGATTTCTCCAGCAAATTCCCGTAAACGAAACCTTCCGCCTATCTATCACAAAAACCAACCTCACATCTGGAACACCTTCACAGTTGGCCGCTCAAAATGCCAGACGCGGTTATGCCACTGTGTTCGATGAAGCCAGCCTTTTTAAGCTGGGCTCTGCAATTTTTCGCGTCACTAACGTCAGCGGCATTTACAGCGACGACAGCAACATCAACGTCGACTTCCAACGTGTTGGAACTGACCCGGCGTATTCACCATCAACTCCATACAGCGCTCGCGCAATTGACGATGTAAGCAGCGTCTATCAACAAAGCAACATCCTCATCGCCAATCCGGTCTACATTCGCCTGGAACGTTATGTAAACGCTCTTCTAGAAAAAGACGATCGTAACGTTCCATACGCAGACCTCGAACCTGCGCTACAAGACAACGCCTATACGCAAGTTCTCACGGCACAAGACTTGCTACAAGTAAGAAATATCTGGACAATTAAATACGCTAAAGTCGGCGCAAACGATGTCAACTACGCGCAAGTAACAGGATGGACCAAGAAAAACCTGACAACTAACCAAATACGTCAAATTCAACGATATATAAGTTTAACAAACTCCATCACATTAGACTCCAACGATCTCTACTACACCAAAGCCCTGGTTCGCTACGAAGTCGCTACATACCAAACACTTCAAGCATGTCATGCTGTTGACTTAGGCATTAAAACAGTTGTCTACAAGCAAATTTCCGGTCGTCAAAGCACATACGGGAGTCAAAATTACTCCGGGTATCGCACGACCGACAACGGCTACAAAAACCGAGCCGCCATGTTTATCTTGCGTTACCGGGAAGCCAATCCCAACACAAGCACAGTTACGTGGAATCACGTTCCCGGCATTTTTGTCGTGCGCCGAAATAACGAAAGTGAGAACTATCTGAACATCCGATTTAACAGCAACCAAAACACCGCCAAGAACTGGCACTTTGAACTGGAGCCGATTTCCGATCCACGTGCAGAAGCACTAACTCGCAACCTCCGCGTGAACGGCAAAATCCAGTATCTGTACATGGAAAACATTTCCACTGCCGCCACCATCACCATGGGCGATGGCACAAACGTACAGTTCTACGGATACTCCCAGCTCAGCAACACTGACTACCCCATCAACTCTGGTTCACCCCGAGGAACCAACCAGTGGGACCTATTCAGCCTCGACGCCGACACCAACTACAACTTATCCCTGGATCGCGGCCCCGAATTCACACTGCTATGCGTTACTGAGCACATCCTCGCTGCCACAACAACCCAGCTGTACTCAAACATGAGTTTGATCGGCTTCAATGCGTACAGCAGCAAAGGTCTGCAGGATCTACGTTCTTTTACAGCTTTCGTGGAAAAAGGCCGGCCGGTTTTCAACTTGTTTACGACTAACACAGCCCCTTACTACAACACAACCAAATCTCCCAGCAGCTACGCACCAGACATCTTTCTCGATACGATCCTGGATCAAACCGACGGCATCGGTAAGTATGCACCACCCGCTGCCGTCGATTTACCTTCTCTCACCGAAGCGAAAAAATTCTGCGTAGCCAACAATCTATATTTTGATGGAGTTATCGCGGACCCCGGCAGCTGGCGCGAGTTCTGGGCAACCGTCGCACCCTACAGCCTGCTG